GGCAGGCACACATTGGTTGAGGTTGATGACGGTCAGGAAGTCCGGCTGGGCTTGAGGTTTTCCACGCATGAATTTCAGACGCATTCCCAATCGTTTTGTTCAAACGTTTTTCAACAACCTGTTAGGCAGCAACTATTCCACACATCCATTGTTTATTACACTGATATGAAAAACACACTGATGATAGTTCTATGCAGCGCAGCCATACTCGCGTCTGGTTGCGCCACGTCACATTCCTGTGCTTCTGCCTGGGAATATAAATCGGACACGACTTATCCAGAGGCCGTGGGTGATACGGTTTCCAAGATGGGTCAGCAGGGATGGAAGTTTGTTTCCATGTCGTCTGCCGTCAAATCGTCAGATTCAGGCATCACGGTTGTTCTTTTGTTTAAGCGGCACAAGTGATGACGACGATGCAGCCTAACCAGTCGCCGGAGCCATCTGCTGTTGGCTTTTACACAGTTCTTCAGAAGTAGGCACATACGAGAGGGTTAGGTCAATTTCACCTTTGCCAATCACAATCTTTTCCACGATGGCTTCGGCGATTTTACGCTTCTCTTCGGATGCCAGCTTCGGCCAGCGGTCATATAATGTCTTGGCTTCGGACAAGACTTCCTCGCCGGATACGTCGTTGACCTTCAAATACGCGACCTCGGCTTCGAGCTTGGGCAACTCCACGCAAAGCTGATTCAGCCGTTCCTCTGCCGGTTTGTAGAACTCGCCGAATCCCTGTGGCGTCACATGGCCATCGAGATACAACTGGTGCGTCTGCTTCATGTCCTCCCGCACTTTTTGGATTTGCCGTTGCTGCACCGCCAATGCCTGTTCTTTTTCGGCAATATTCCGCTTTGCCTCGCTCATGTGCGCTGCGATCTTCTCCGGCGTTCCAAAGAAGGCGTGCAATTCCTCCCTGAAAATGGATTCCAAGTCAGCCGTGGCAATCTTGTGGTTGCATTTTCGGCAATGATATTTTGGCGAATCCGAGCGGGCATACATTTTGCCCCCGCAATGGCACCACGTCAGGTTGCCGAAAATATGCAGTGCGACCTTGCCCGGTTTCTTCCATTTCTTCAATTGTTCCTCGGTAATGAGATTCACCTGATCCCACATTTCAGGGGATACGATGGCTTCGCATTCGACCTTGCCCCATTCTTCCTCCGGCTTCTCTGTTCCTTTCCATTTTCCGTTCTTGCGGATGCGATTGAAGTAGTAGATGCCTTTGATGGCACTCTCGCCAAGCACACGGCGGATTTGGGTGTCGCTCCAGAGCGCGCCTTTGCGGGCGCGGTGTCCTGCGGCGTTCAAGAGTTTGGCAACCGTGCCCTTGCGCCGGTATTGCAGGAATAATTCATATGCCTTCCGCGCTGTCGGGGCTTCATCCGGCTGAATGACGAGTTTCCGGTCTTTCCACTGGTAGCCGAAAGGTGCCATGCCATTGATGGTCTTGCCGAGTTTTGCGCGGACGAGAATGGATGCTTTTTGGCGATCCGCAATCTCCTCGCGTTCCCACGTCGCCATTGCCGCGATGATGGTGAAAAACAGCCGCCCTGCCGGAGTGCTGGTGTCAATCGTTTCAGAAATGGAAATGAGGTCGGCGTTGTGGTCGCGGAAATAGTCGGAGAATTCAAGAAGCTCCTTGGTGTTGCGGGCGAGCCGCGCCAGCTTGGAAAAGATGAGGGCGTTGATATGGCCGCGCTTCACGTCGGCAAGCATCCGTTTGGCTTCGGGATGGTCTTTGACGGATTTACCGGAGACACCGGCGAGGTCATAGACCTCCTTGATAGTCCAGCCGCGTGAGACGGCATAGGCTTTGGCGCGTTCAAGATGGTGTGCGGGGCTTTCGCCCTTGGCCTGATCTTCGGTTGAAACCCGAATCCAGATGCCGACATTTTTGCTCAAGACATGATTTTCCTTCATATACTACTTCATATCGAAAAAACTCAATGGATTCAAGCAAAATCCGAGCTTTTCAAAATATTTTTAACGGGATTTTTGCCGCATGGCTTCCGTCATCACACGGATGGCGACATCCTCTTTTTGTTTTAGTTCTTCGGGCGTTTGCTGCGGGACGTGTCGTCGGACGCGCAAGCCGTGGCTCACCCGCTCGCCGGGAAGCGTTGGTGTCACTGGTTTGCTTTTTATTTCCGCCGCCAGTTTGTGAAGGTGGGCGATAAAATCATCGGCACTGTGGTAACTGACCTTCGCCGCCATTTCGGGGCCAAGTCCTGCCTCGACCGCCGCCTTAATTTCATCCAAGCGTCCCGTCCTCGGCGTGATTACGGCAAGACGAGTAAATCCGGCAGCCAGGCATTTTTGCACGTTCTGAAATTCATGGGTAACGGAGGTTGAAATGGCAATCTCGACGGCAATGGCGGTTTCGCCGCACTGCAATATCAAGTCGGCGGCCTGATTCGATTTTTTGTTCACCCTCTCTTCGACATCGGCCATGAAACCGAGCTTGCGGGCTTCAGTCTGTATCCGCTCCTGAATTGATTTATGCAACGCTCCGCCCCGGCCTAAATCTTTTGCTGTTTCATTGGTGAGTCCAACAAGCCGGTCTGCGGCATCATAGGTGTAACTGGCTGTCGTGTTGTTCGCGTTCGTCGCCACGACCAAATTGCCCCGGTTGTCGTAAGTGTAGGTAACGACTCCGTTCAGCCAGTTTGTGAGCGCAATCATCCGGTTCAAAGTGTCGAAACCGTAATTGACGACTTTGTTGCCAGGGTAAATAAGGCTGACGCGATTTCCATTCGGGTCGTAACCATTGGTGACGGTCTGGCCGTAAGGGTCGGTCACGCTCGTCAAACGATTAAGCAAATCGAACTGCCACGCCGTCGTGCCGAGGCTGTCTGTCATGTTCGTTCGATTGCCTACTGAATCGAAGGCGAATGAGATAAAACCTTTGCTCATCAGGGATGTCGGGCATTGTCTTTCGGCGATCCTTGATCCTTTTGGAGTGGGTATATCCAATCGGCGGCCACCAGCACCAAATGCCTTCCCGCAATCTCCCTTGCATCCCGCCGGTGCATCGCTGTTTGCGGACTTCATTTTCAAATTCGGCATACCCGGCAAGGAATGTTTCCATCAATTTGCCAATGTGATCCTGCGTAATCGGCTCAGTGACGGATTGCAATGTGATGCCATACTGCGTGAGCTTGGCACGCACGGAAAAATGATCGGTCGTGTTTCTGGCGAAGCGGTCAATCTTCCATACGATGAAAAAATCCACCTCGCCGCGATGCTTACGGCAAAATTCAAGGGCTTTCAAAAACTCCGTGCGGTTAGCGGCGGTCGCCGATTCGCCCTTCTCAATGAAAGTCTGCACGACTTCAATGCCGTTTTTTTGGGCATATTCAAGACACGCCCTTTCTTGATTATCAAGACTGGTGCCTTGGGTCTGGTCTATGGAAGATACGCGAACATAGATGATTCCTTTTTTCATAGTGAGGTGAATTCCAAAAGCGGGGCAACAGTGGGCGCCTCAAGTTGCTACACAAAAGGCTCTGTTACCCCGTTTTTGGACTTGATAAATAAAATAGCGTCCGGCCCTTTGTGTAGCATTGGCATTCTAACATTTTCATTCCAATTTTTACAGGGCTGGCGGAGGCTGGATGTTTTCGACCTTTGTTTCTAATGCAATCTCTGCAAGCTCGCGGAGCAAATCCCGGATGCTTAAAATTTCTTGGTCGGAAAGATTCTGCGCGGCAGAGCCAAGTATTCGCTTGGAATCGGCCAATGAAATCATTTTCCTCCCGCCCACTTGATCCATTCATCTTCGCCAATGCCCGACTGACGAATCATTTTCTCAATGGCTTTCGACGAGTAAAATCCTTGAGTGAATTTGATCTCGACGAACGTGTCTGGCTCGCCGTTGTCCCGGAACTTGCCCCAAGATTGGCAGTGCTCCAAATCTTCATAAAAACTAAATCCTTTTTCTTCGAGAAATTTTGTGACGCCTCGATACGTCCATAATATTTTTGCCATGCCCGCAGAATAGATCGCAGGAGCTTAAACCGACAGACGTGGACCTTTGCCGGAAGCGGCAAGTCACCAAAACAAAAAATGCAGCCCCGCGAAGCAGGGCTGCATTCGTGATCCGAAATCGAATTATAATTTTTTCTTTCCAGTGGCTTTGACTTTGGCCCAGCGAGCCTTCGCTGCTGCCGAAAGCTTGGCTTTGGCCGCTGCGCTCATCGTGCGCTTCTTGGCCGGTGCTTTGGCGGCTGGTTTCGCCGCTTTAATTTTTGCCCAACGCGCTTTTTGAGCCGCCGCAACCTTGGCTCGTCCGGCGGCGCTCATGCCTTTCTTGGGTGCCTTGGCAGATGCCAGGGTCGAAGCCCCAAGAATCGAGGCCAGTTCCTTGTTCAAGGCTTCAATCTTTTCTTTAAGGTCAGCCGCTTGTCGTAATTGTGTCGTTGTTAATGATAATAGGTTACTCATAGTGGGCGGATTATATGGCTGAATAAGGGAAGTTCAATGCCAAAAGACGTATAGTATTGACAGAATGTAAATTGTATGATTTGATATTTACCCTCACCACCGAGCTTTAATGCCCGGTGGCTTTTTGTAAACTTGCCGCTTCCGGCAAATGTCCACGTCTTCGTTAATTTTGCCGATCCGATAGTGTGAGCCTGAACTCGCAATGAGTTTCATCCCGCATGAATTCGCCTCAACTTCAAAATTATCTGGTGTCCAATCGAAAGCGCCTGTCTTTATCGCAAGATGAAGTGGCTTTTCTATTGGGGACACAAAGCGGGAGCAAGGTGTCCCGATACGAGCAGTTTGTTACCAAACCACCTCTTGAAACCGCTCTGGCACTTGAAGTGATCTACCAACGGTCGGCCAGTGAACTATTTGGCGGTTTGTATCAAAAAATCGAACAGGAAGTCATCGAACGCGCCAAAGCGCTTGCCAGCCGGACAGATCAAGGAAATCCAAAACACCAAGTGTTCGCCAACATTGCCAATAAATCGCTCAACTGACCATGAACAAAATACATCCAAAACAATTTCGCATTTTAGCCATTGCTCCGGCATACATAGGTTTCGGTTTTGCTGTCCTTGAAGGACAGGACACGCTCGTTGATTGGGGCGTCAAGAATGTGGCTGGAAACAAGAATACTCAATCACTCAAGCAGGTGGAAAAACTGATCATTCAATACCAGCCGGGGGTGCTGGTGCTGCAAGATATTGAAGATTCGCGGCACTCTCGGCGCTTAACAGGTTGTTGAAAAACGTTTGAACAAAACGATTGGGAATGCGTCTGAAATTCATGCGTGGAAAACCTCAAGCCCAGCCGGACTTCCTGACCGTCATCAACCTCAACCAATGTGTGCCTGCC